ATCGAGGTTGTGTTCCTTCACAAACGGTAGCTATAACCGTTATGGCATTGAAGCTAAGTCATAGCGCTACCAGATAGGCAACATTAGCAACTTAATCTCGTCGTTAGACAACGGCGAATGGCCCGGTTTCCCGGGTCGCCTCACAATTAGAGTAACGACACCTGACGGTATCGCCTCAGATTCGCGTACAAGGGTAGATGTTATTTCCCTTGCTCCCTTTTCCAGACTAACCCTCTGTTTCCATTTCAGCAGCGAAGATGGTGTGAAGAACACGGGCTCCTTTTCAAGAGTCAAGTGAGCGTCACCCTTCACCTCATTCTGCTTCAGGAGAGAATCAGAACACCCATTAAGCAGTGAAATTTTGTAAGACACCCAGGTGGGAATCTTAGTTTCCACTACTCGCTCCCTCAAAATCCTCGAGGGAACAGCCGACAAAGGAGACCAAACAAGGGCCTCAAGACCGTAAGCAGGACTGCCTGTGAACCGGAGTGGTTCTGGCACCAACTTTAAGAGGTATGAAAATAAACCTCTGAAGGAGCTCGCCGGGATTGGCGAACGTACGGCCACCGTTTGTAATCTGTTGATGTACTTAAACAGATCACCGACAGTTCGTATCGGTTTCTTGATGTAGAAAGGACGAACATTTTGTCCCTGGAGATAATCGCGACCGCAGGACTCTCTGAACGGTCCTTCAACAAAGGACTTTTCAGCATTGAGCTTAAAACCAACGAGCTCAAGAGCGGTGATGACACGATGTGCCACCGACTTTACCACGATCAGATCATCTCCATACGCTCTCCACTTCTTCCAACGAAGCCCAGCCGCCCTATAGGCGCGCACAATGATAGCTCCGTAAATAGCTGTCTGAAGGGAAAACGTGAGCGAATTGCCCATTGATGCAAACTTGTGCAAAGGAAGCACAGTCTCATCAGGTAAGATCACATCCCGTGATCTCAACGGAAATAGGCGTCGACTCCACTCGATCGGTAGAATGAGGCGAACTAGCCCCATACTTATACGATCTGATGCACTTGAAAGATCCAGCGTAACTGGAGAGTTCGCGGAATCTTCTAGAGAGCCAAGGAATGCAAGATGCCTGTTGGGCTCTTGCGTTGCCAAATCAATGTTCCATACTTGCTTTAGTTTCAAGCGAATATGAGCATCTAGGCCCTTAGCCTCGAAAGTGGCGAGTGAAGGCATTATCTCGATTGTCCTGTGCTCTTGACAGGTTTTAGGGACGAACTCTAAACGAGCACTCTCTATCGACACGATACCAGATGCGTAGCCCATAACCAAGGCTTGCGCGGTGTTTCCACCGGTAGCAAGGACACTCGGAAAAACAGATTCGAGACCCTCAAGATCTTGGGTCTCTAGGACAGAGTGATTAAACAGCTTGTAAGCTGCGTTTCCTTCCGTTCTTCTGTGGGAGGCATCGGCACCAGGGCCGAAGCCACAATAATCCGCCAGACTTTCTTTCGAAGGAGGTTCCTTCCCGAGCAAGATTTCCAATTCCTGCCGCATTTCAGAAAGCTGATCTCTGAGAGCGACGTGCTTCGTTGAATGTGGGTGTGCCAGAATATCAGCACACATTTCATTCATAGTTTTACACGCCGCTTCAGATTCGTGCCATTTTTCCATTGCCTTCGCCATGCAAGCATCTTCGAAGATCGGAAATTCGACCTTCTTGAGAAGTGCAGCAAGTTGAGCATGCCGAAAGTAGGTATCAACATCACCTACCGTTCGGGCTGGCACACTTAGATTAGTGTGGTATTCAACTGCTGCCGGTATATCGTCAACCCTTGTTAAGGGGAAGACGTCACCAGCTGGCAGCAGAGTGGAACTCAAGGCATGAAACATCTCAACGAGATGACTTCCTGTCAACCGAACTTCCACGTCCGGTTTGTTCCATAGGTTGCCATTCTTTCGAACCGTAGTACGGCTCGGCGCTGATTGGATTTGTAATGCAGGTTGCATTATAGAGACTCCAAGTCAAAATGACCATTAGCGACAGAGAAAGAGCAGCACAGACACCAGTGATGATGCCTATGCGGAGCAAGAAGATAAATGGACGATCCCAGTCCCTCTTAACGAGGCAGAAGGAATCCGACGTGAGTCGGTCATCCATATTAAGACCCCTTAAGGCAACGAAAGGACGGTAAAGAAGTTGTCCAATTCGCTGTCGAGTATGAGCGCGGCCATTAGTTTCCGCTGCAACTCATACGTTGTGGAGTCGAAGTCTGCCTGGCGAGAAACCTCTAGTCGCATCGTGGAGAGCGCATTGCGCGTCTCTTCGTCGATGAACGAAAGGCGGATCTCATTCCGAGCATTCCCTACGTAGGTCTTCGTGCGTTTGGGATAAACCCGTTTGAGCAACAACTTACGGGGAACCGTAAGAGTGCTATTCTGATACCCGTAAATCGTCGCGTCCTGCGACACGGAAGAATCAGTAGTGAACACATGGTCCGCAGCGTCAACCGACACTGTAATGGTAGCCATAAATCTCCAGGGTCAACGTGAGCCCTTTAGCGTTTGATGTAGCAAAGCCAAAAGGTCCAAGGTTTTTGCACAGTCGACGTTAAAAGAGAATCCCAAGCTAGGGACGAAGCTCGTAACGGCCGTACGTTCGGTTAATTTTACCTGCTCAAGGGTTGGCGAGAGCTCTGGAGTCAAGAGTAAATCAACTTCTCTATCTCCATAGTAGCCAACAGCAGGGTATGTCCAAGTGGTTTTACTCATCCCGACTCGCTGGATTTTATTCCATCCGATTCGTTCAGCAATAAAAGCATATGCTTGGAGTGCTTTTAGGGCTTCCCCTAGGTTGAAGAACCAGTCGATAACGAATGAGAACTTAACTAGTTCCCACGCAGTACCGGCTACGTCGAGAGCTCCCCAGGTTCTTGCGAACTGGGAGAGATTCATCTCATAATCGGCCGTCTGACCACAACTGGCTATCATGTCAATGGTGTATTCCCTTTTGCGTTGCATAGGGGGCACACCGGAAGACGACCAGTTCTTGTACTCAATTGCTGGAGTACCAGTGACGCGTTCTACTAGCGTCTTGACGGTCCTTCTCTCGCTGTATTTCGAAGCAGCGGCTTCTTGCCACGACATCACGTCGTAAACGAAGGGCCGCCAGCCATAGCGACCTTCCAACCAGTCGTTCTCGGCTTGTTCGAGAAGAGCCTTGCGGCCTTCCGAAGTTCTGAGTTGAGCACGCGTCAAACGTAATTTGTTCTTCGCATTGACCAAGGGACTACGTAGCAGGTTAACTGCTTTGTTAATCATCTTGATCGTCTTCCCAGACTCTGCCAACGATACAAGTATCATCGCTATACCCTCATTAAGCTCAGATGACAAATAGGTGTGTTTTACACTCCAGTCATGTGAGGAAGGTACGAGAACGCTAGGTACGCCACACTTCGTGGCGATGTAGTCCAGCCGCGCACCTGGGTTTAAATACGTCCAGGCACTTCCCGAATAAATAAGGGAACGAGCTGTACTTGTCTTAACCCACCCGAGATTGACAAGCCTTTTGTGGCTTTGAGCATCGACTTTCCAGACATGAAAACCAGTTTCAAGGTTTTGCGGTCCGGCGATACTCACAATCGAAGACAGGAAATCATTGCTGAACAATTCACCCGCAGCTTTACGTGCCTTGAATAACGGCACAGGGGTGTCAGAAGTCCCTCTGTAATGGAGATCTCCTGTAGCAGCATATGACGATTTGGAAGATCTAGTACGTGCGTAAGCCAAAACATTTCTCTTTTGGAGTAGATTGGCCCATGCATGTGGTCTTATTAACCTAGCATTTCGCCATGGTTAGTCGGATCCGGGAGCCCCGGTTGGGG